TATCTGTGTTATATCGAATAGCACCGGTTACATCAACTCTTTGGACAGTTGTTCCAACAGGAATAACAATACCGTCAGTTGAATCAATATGAAAATTAGTAGAAGGATTGGTAATACCTATACCAACATTTAAATTATCATCAAAGTATATTTTATCATTAATACCTACAAAAGTCATTATAATATTATATATATATCTCTCATTTAATATTTATTATATTTGAATTATTGAATTAAATATAATATTACAATAATATATATATTATCTATGTCAAGAATAGAATTAGATTCATTGAAAACAGGAGATATCTTATTATTTTCCGCCGAATTAACATTTAATCCCATAAGTTGGTTTGCAAAATTAATAGAAGTATTTACGAAATCCCCATATTCTCATGTAGGTATGATTTTAAGAGATCCAATATGGATATCGAGTGAAATGAGAGGATTATATTTATGGGAATCATCATATGAAGGAACAGCAGATCCCCAAGATGGTAAAATCAAATTGGGAGTCGAAATAACACCAATGGCACAAGTATTAAAAAATAGTTACGATAGTTCAATATGGTGTAAGAAAATCAATTGTCCAAATGATAAATTAACAGTATTTAATTTAATGAAAATACATTCAGAAGTTTATGATAAACCATATGATTTTTTACCTGGAGATTGGATAAACGCATATATTAGAAGAAATACAAAACCAACGGATAAACGATTTTTTTGTTCGGCTTTAGTAGGATATATCTATACTAAATGTGGTATTTTATCCAAAGATACAGATTGGTCAATAATCCGACCGGCGGATTTTGATGATGAAAAACATTTAAATATGGAACAACAATGTTTTTTCGGAAAACTAGAGATATTAAAATAAATAAAAAAAATTTATTTATTTTAAATTTATTATTATAATAAATTAATTTTTAAATAATTCCATAGAATTATTACCGAAACCTAAAGCAGTATCGACTCTTAAAGATTTTAAACCGGCATTAGATACATTTTTAGGATGATCCATAACTTGATAAGTACCATTTTTATCTTCTAAATATTTAAGATATTGTTTAATATTAGAAATAATTTTAGGAACTAAATAATCAGTAATAATTTTATTTAATTGAGAAATTTGTTCAGGAATGTTATTATTTAAATTTCTAGAATATTGTAAATAAATAGATCTCATTACAATTTGTAATTGTGTTTTATCTTGTTCACCAATAGTGAATTGTTTTTTTGAGATTTGATATACATTATATCTAATTAAATTTTGAATTTTTTGTAAATTTTCATCAGAAAAATAGATTTGATTTAATAAATTTTTATTATGTATTCCTTTTATTGCATTACTTCGAAAAGTATCATCTTGACTTTTGTTTTTATAAGCATTTTGATAACCAAATTGTTTGTCACCAATAACTACTGCTCTTTCATCAGTTAATTGTTGATAAGTTTTATCCATAATATATTATATAATAATATTTTATTTTAATTTATTTAAAATATTACTTTGTGTAAATAACATTCTTCTACAACAATATCTTTTTAATTTTAATTCTGCGAAAATTTTTTCAAGATTTCTATCTTGATTATCTTTTTTATCATTTTTTTTTTCTAAATCATCCACATCTTTTAAAAATTTTTTATATTTATCTGCTATTAAATTACCACAAGTAAAACATCTAATTGGGATAATCATTCTTTTATTAATTATGAAAAATAAATTTTAATTTAAAAAACATTATAATTATTATTATATAATTCATCAGTTGCATCGGGAGCATTATTAGAATAAATATATTTATTATTAATATTTGGTTTTTTTTTCAAAAATATTTCATTAGATTCATTTCTTAATCTTTCATAATGATAAGTTAATATATATTGTAAAGATTTTAATGCTTTATCTAATTTTACTTCAGTTTCAACAGATGGTGGAATAGTTAATATCATAGAATGTAATATATTTAAAATTTCCTTTTTTCTTCTTTTTAAATTTTCTAATAATTGGAAAGAATCTACGGGGAATTTTTCTAAAATCGAAACGATTTTCAAATAGAAATCTATTTGTAAAATTAATTTTTCAAAAATAACTTCATTATATGTTCTATATTCTTTTAAAGAAAAGATTAATTCTACAATACCAGAATCCATATAAAAATATTTAGGTTTTGGATATATAGTTAATAATTTCATTTGGATTTCTTTCATTCTTGATTTTCCAGTTACATTTTTCATATCATTTATATAATAAATAATTGATAATGTGAATAATAACATTGCCAAATGATTAGTATCAAATTTATATTTATTTAAAATATATAATAATCCAAAAAATATGATTATATACAAAATAATATCATGTTTATCTATTTTTTTAATATAATTATAAATACCTTTATTTTTATCTGTTAAAAAATCTTTAGACATAGAATCTAATTCATTTTGTTGTTTTAATTTCTTTTTATCATTCATTTTTTTATTTTTTTTAATTTGTTTATCCATAAATAATATATAAATATTTGATATTTTTATTTTATTATATTATATTAAAATAAAAATCTATTTTTTATCCAAAAAATATACTATTTCTTCAAGTGATTTATTTGATATATCTAATAAATCAAAAAATAATCCATTATCATTTATTGTATATTTTTCATTGTTTTTTTTTAAAATATTATAAATATAAATGGATTGTAAATTATTTAATTTTTCTATTTTTTTTTTTAAAGATTCTTTATCATTATAAGTAAAAAACATTTTAATATTTATTATTATAATTATATTTTTAATTAGATTTATGAATCTTACCTACGATATTTATATAATTTATATTATATTTCATTTGTTTTGCTAATATTATTATCGTTACTTTTTGACCTATATTTAATTTTAAATTTTCATCTATTATTGCTATTTTTAATATATCTTTTACTGCTATATTGATATTATTATTTTCTTTAATACTACAATCAATAATATCACCTATTTGAGGATTAATAAAAGAAACATTTAAAAAAACTTTACAAATTATATCACCCGAAAAATCATTTTTACATATTTTTGATGTTTCAATATTTTCAATATAATTAATTTTTTTTAAATAACCATTATTATTTTTATAATTTTTTCCTATTATTTTTTGTAATTTATTATTTATTGTTTCATTTTTATTACTTAATTCTATTAATGATAATTTTATTTCTATTTCAATATCTTTATCTATATAAGAACACATTTTATATGACATTATTATTCAATTTTAAATAATTAAAAACATAAACATCTAATCAAACATGTTAATATTAATAAAATACTACAAACTACAATAACAATGATTGGGAGTATTAATTGATTTTGATCTGCATACATTGTATCAAATGAATATTGACCTCGACAATCAGCATATAAATAACAATTATAAGATTCATTAATTACTTTAACTGGATTTCCACATGCCAAATCTTCATAATAATCATTATCTAATTTTAATAATTCATCTCCACAATGATCTGCTGTAACTAAATAATTATATTTATAATCATTACAATCACTACAAATTTTTGTTCGTGATAATGACCAAGGATTATATAAATATTCACAATTACATTGATCACATGCTGTTCCATTTACTGAACCAACAATTGAATGAATTTTACAACCATCCTCTACTTGATTAAAATCGTTTAATGCTATAATTTCGGTTGAACCCCAATAAACACCATAACATAATCCTCCTAAAATTGCAGCAAAAATAAAAAGTTTTAACAATTGTTTTAATATTTTCTTTGTACATTTTTTTAGACATTTTATACAACAATTCGAACTCTCATTTGATTGAGCATCTCCATCATAATATTTATCAAAATATCTTTGTTTTCCATATTCATTCATTTCAACTTCGGAAGGCATATTTCTTATTTTATTATTTTATTTTGATAAATTTTAAAAATAAATTAATAATTTTATGATATGAGAATATATAATATTATTATGGATAATATAATATCGGTACAACAGTTAACAAATATGATTAAAAATGTTTTTAAAAATAATTTAAATTATAATTATAAAGTTCAAGGCGAAGTTTTTAGCGTTACTGATAAAGGTCATATATGGTTTACATTAAAAGATATGAATGAAAATTGTGTTATAAGTAGTGTCGTTTGGAGAGGAACAAAAGAAAAATATAATTATGAATTAGCAGTTGGCGATGTTATAATTGTTGAAGGGACTTTTAATTTTTATGCTCCTCAAAATCGTTACAATTTATGTTGTAGGAAAATTCAAAAAAAAGAAACTTTGGAAAATTTATTAAAAAAAAAAATTAAAAAATTTGAAGATTTAGGTTATTTTAATAAAAATAATATTTTAAATAAAAATAATATTCAAAAAATCGCATTAATAACTTCTTTAGAAGGCGAAGCAATTAATGATTTTAAAAAGACTATAAGTAATAGATTGTTTTTTGGTGATATTTATTTATCCAATGTTAATGTTCAAGGTATTAATTGTGTTTCTAGTATTATTAACTCTATTGATAAATTTGAAAACAATGTTGATATTATTTTAATTACTCGTGGTGGTGGTTCTTTCTTAGATCTTAATGAATTTAATGATGAAAAATTAATCGAAAGAATTTATAGATGTTCTACTCCTGTTTATTGTGCGATTGGACACGAAAACGATTATACTATTTGTGATTCAGTATGTGATTTAAAAACTTCAACACCTACATCTTTAGCTCTTGAAATATCTATGGAAAAAAATATTTTAGATCATAAAATAAAATTACATTTAGATTATGAAAATAAAAAATATGAAAAATTAAATAATAATATTAATGATAAATTAGAACAATTAAATAATAAAATATATGAATATATTTTGAAAAATAAACCAAATGGATTTTATTTCAATCAAAATTATATTACTAAATTAGAAGATTTTCAAAAAATTTGTAATGAAAAATTTCAAATTAAATTATTAGATTGTGAAATCGAATTTAAATTAGAAAATTATAAAGTTTTACATAAATATAATAAAAAATACACTTGGGATAAATATATTGATTTATTTAAAAATAAAAATAAAATTAAAATAAAATGTGATAAAAAAATTTCTGAATATATTCTTAAATTTCAAGAAAATAATGATTTCGGTTCCAAAAATAATTTTATTATTTGTAAAAAATTATTGAAAATTATTCAAAATTATCAACGTCAATTACTTATTATTGATAATATTAAAGATTATGAAGAAAATTATAATAATATAATATCAAAAAATATTGAAGAATCATTTGATAATTTAATAATATATAAAAAACATTTGAATTTTATAAATAAATATATAAAAATAAATCAAGAAAAAAAAACAAAAAAAAAATTATATAAAAAATTTATAAATTTTATGAATACACCTGTAAATAAAGGAATAACTAAAAAATTAATAAATGATTTAAAATCTCTACAAAATTATAAAATTTATTATTATTAAAAAATTAAATAATCATATATGGATAGATTTGCTTTTAGAGAATGTCTTATTCCTTATTTAGACGATGATTGTATAAGTATTATTATTAAATTAAAAAATGATATGGAATATTTTGATGAATTAAATCTAATTTTCCAAAGTATTTTATATAATAAAAATAAAAAAAAGGTAGAATTACATGAGAATATTAATTTAAACGATATGGTTTATCATTTAGATACTTTTCATTTTAAATTTATTAATGAATTCAATTTCCATTTATATATTTATGATAATTATAGTTTTTGTAATACTATTCGATTAAATTATAATAAATTAAAAGATTATTCAAAAGATTCATTAAATATTTGTAATATTCACAGAATTAATAATAAAAGAATTTTATTAGTATTAGATGAAGATTATTCAAAATTAGATAATATAAGTAAAATTCGTAAAGGTTTTAAATATTATATAAAAAGATGTACTAATTTTATTTATATTAAAATGAATATTGCTTATATAAAATTATGTTTTATTCGTACATAATTTAGCTATAAAACACAATAATTGATTATATGTATAATTATTATTTTCAGTACATATTTCATTTTCTAATATTTTTTTAATTATTTTAATTCTTTCTATATATTCAATATCTTTTATTGATAATATTTCATTTATAAAAAAATTTAAAATATTATTTATTGAATATCCATTTTCTATCAATTCATCTATATATTCTATTGCTTTATATATTTCTTGTTTGGTACAATAATTTATTATTTTTTTAATTATTTTTTTATTATGAAAATTATTAAAATTATTAAATACTTCATAATCATATTTATAATTTCGATATATTAAAATATATGATAGATTTTTATTTAAATCATAGAAATTTAAAGAATTTTTAATTATATCTTTAATTATATTATTATCAATTTTTAATTTTTCTTTTTCTAAAATATTTATCATATATTCTTTTTTTTCTTTTAAATTTAAATTTTTTAATTTAAAAATAATAAATAAACTATGAAATTGTTTTATTAAATTATCTATATTATTTATAAAAATAAAAATATATAAATTTTTTTTTTTTTTTATTAAACTTTTTAAAAAATATTGTTGTTCTAAATTTAATTTATCATAATTATCTATTATTAATATTTTTGTTTGAACTATTTTTAATATATTTGTTATTTTTTCTTTTATTTGTTTATTTTTTTTTAAATCTTCGTGTAAATTTAATTCAAATATTTTTATATTTTTTTTTTTTAAAAATTTTAAATATAATTTTTTTATTAAAGTTTTTCCTATTCCATAATCTCCACATACTATAAAATTATATAAATTTCCTGTTTGAATTTTCATCAAATCTTTTATTATTTTTTTATTATATTTTAATTCTTTTATATCTTTTGGTGTATATTTTTCTATACAATTCATATATTTTTTATATATTTTTTAATTTAATTAAAAACATAATATTATATATATATATTAATTATGGATGAAGAATATTTATTAAATAAAAGATTTATCAATAAAAATGTTCATACCGTTCAAGATAATATCCCCGAATATTTAAGAGAACAAGAAGAATTTAGACAATTTATGGAAAATCAAGATTTAGATTATGATGATATTAATGAAGTAAATGATATTGATGAAGATATACTTCGTCATGAAATTCCATTAAATATTAAATATTCTGATCAAGAAATGGGTATGAAAAATATGGGAAAAAAGAAAAAAAAGGAAAATAAAAAAAATGATAGTTTAGGTATGACTATTTTACCACCTAAGAAAAAAAAAGGAAATTTCGAAAGATTCGTTGTTGAAAGAAGACATCTAATTTATATTGATAGTAGAGATAGAGACGCAACTCTTTATACTGAACCTAATTATTATAAAATTCATTTGAAAAAACAATATACTAATGTTGTCGCAATTAAATTAAAAAGTACTGAATTTACAAATACACAACAATTAATTCGTAGTACTCCTGCAAGTATGAAAAATAATGTTCTTTATTGGAAAGTTTTTGATGATGGTGATGATACTACTTATTCCGTTACATTAACTCCCGGTAATTATTCTGCTACTACTTTACAAGCCTTAATTCAAAATGCTGTGAATTCTGTTAAAAGAGTTAATGGTAAATATAATAATTTTACTATAACTATCGATATTGTTACCGATATTGTTAAATTTTCTTCTATTGATTATGAAACTTTATCCAATCCATTTTCTTTTGGTGTAGGTGTTAACAATTCAACTACTGTTACAGTTTCTGCGGCCAATCATGGTTTAAATTCAGGTGGTACCGTTTATATTAGCGAAGCTATTACTGTTGGTGGCATCGATGCTACTTTATGGAATACATCTCATACTGTTTCTAGTGTTATCGATGATAATTCATATCAAATTATTATTAATTCTTCGGCAACTTCGGTAGAAATTGAAGTTGGTGGAACTGCTGTTAAAGTTGGTAAAGGTTTGGATTTTAAAATGTTATTTAGTAATTCCGATTCCCCTTATGAATTATTAGGTTTCAATAATGAAGATACACCATATAATGTTAATCAAACTAATTCTATTGAATCTTTCAATTATCTTGAACAAACTACTCTCGATGGTAATGGTGAACCAATTGAAAGTACAACACAAGTTGTTCTTATTGCAGATGGTTTAGTTGCACCTTATATCTTATATCCAAATATATCTAATGTGAATGGTTATGTTAGAATTTCTATTAAAAGAGTTTATGCTCCAACTTCTGTCTCTGAAACATCAATTTATAGTTATATTGAAACAAATTATGATCATAAATTAGAAACTGGTGATGAAATTTTTATATTTAAAGAATCAAGTGATATTTATAGTACCGTAACTGTTTTTGATCATTTATATGGTTATGATCCAACAATAACTCAGTCCGGTCCAGTTTCCGGAAACTCTTATGAACCTTTGAGTCAGGAATATAAAGATAAAAGAAGCGCATTTGTTGAAGAAATTTGTAATCCCTCTGGTTTATTAGTAACTATTGTTGATGATAATACTTTTAAAATACCTGTTCCTTATGTTTCGATACCAACAATTGAAACCTGGATAACAAATGAAGTGGTTCCTATTACTGATGCTTCAATTGAATATGGCAGTATTATAACTACACAGGTAAATCAAAGTTTAAATTTATCTGGAGAAAAATATATTTTCATGCAATCTAATATTTTAGGTAATGGTGAAACAAGTGGTAAAGTTGATAATATTTTCGCTAAAATTCAATTAGCTTCTGCTTCTGGTGCTGATATTTATAATGCTTATATTGGTGGTTATAAAGTTTATGATGAAACACCTTTACCACAATTAAAGGATATTGATTTTCGTTTTTATAAAAATGATGGTGATTTATTTGAATTTTATGATAATGATCATAGTTTTACTTTAGAACTAACTGAAGCTATTCAAAAAATTGATGGTGTTGGATTTAGTTCAAAGATTGGTTCTCATACATAAATAAAATTGATTATATATATAGATTAAATTTTATAATGTGTATTGAATGTATTTTTGGAAAAAAAAAAACGGATAAACGATATATGTGGTATAGTACTATATTTTTCTTAATTTCTTCTTATTTATCCACATTAGTTAAAAGATATAATTATGTTACTGCCATTGATTCTGAAAATTATTCAATTATGAATAATTATATAACATTTATAAAAAAAAGTGAAAATTTTTATAAATTCCATGTTTTTGTAATAGATTGGAATTATTTATATGTTCCTATATTTATAATAACATTTCTTTGGATATTTTTCTTTTCGAAAATGAAATATAAAATTTTAAAAAGAGTTCTCATTATTTTATCAATTTATTTTTTTTATAGTAGTCTTAGTAGTATATCAACTATTTATTATAGAGTTCCTAATTATTGTGATTATACTCCAGAAGTATATGATTTATGGAGTTTATTTAGATGTTTTACTTATAAAGATAATTTTTTATTATTTGGTTTAATAATGTTTTATACAATGAATAGATATCATACAAGTAATGTTATAAGAATTATTTTTATTATCTTAAATTTATTTAATATTTATTTTTCTTTAGTTTCACAACAAATTTATTTAAATCAAATTATTGATATTATAGTTATTTCTTTTTTAATTTGGTCATTATATGATAATCCAAATTTTTTTAAAAGATTGAAAAAAAATGATAGAAAAAAAGAAAGAAGAAAAATGAAAAGATTAAAAAGAGAAATCGAAAAAAATCAATTATATAAAGATCAAATTGAAATGAATGATTTTTAATGGTAATCTACCATCCTCTTTTATATCCTGTTCTAATAAATTCTTCTAAATCTTCTACACGACTTAATAAATGTTTTATTACATTTGTATTAACACTTGTTATTTGATTAATATCAATTGTTAAAAAATCATCAACATATTTTCCATAAATAAATACACCCTTTTCAATATCAATATCTAAAGTATTATTTATATATATTTCATTTTCATATTTTTTTTTTGATATAATATTTACTTCTATAATTTTTGGTTTATTTTTATAAAACACTTCAATTTTTATTAAATCATTTTCATCTAATTTATTTATATTTTTATCTATTATTATGATATTTTTATTTTTTAAAGGAAATTTTTTATAAATATTAGGTATAAATCTTTTTGATTCATTTGTAAAATTTTCATTTATTGATTTTAATTCTTGTGCTATAAATCCTATTTTTTCTTTATATCCGTCATTTATTTTATCTATATAATTATAATCATATATATTCATTTTTTTCATTATTTCTAAATCTTTACTAATATCTCTTTCATTTATTACATTTTTTACTCTAATATCTGATACAGCATTAAATTCTAAACCTGCAATTTTTCCATCTGCATATATTGAATATGATGATGTCGTCGTTGTTCCTAAAGCAGAACCACCCGATGTTAATTTATTATAACTAAAACCTTCTAAATTAACTACACCGGTTGATCCAACAATTTCTAATAAAGCATTTGATGGATTGGTAATACCTATACCCATACTTTCTGCAGACATATTTCCAAAAGCCATATCACCTCCTACTTCGAAATCTCCAATGACTTTCATTGCTCCATTTACATATAAACCCGTATCATAATTTACACCATATTTATTAAATTCTACTCCATATAATATTAAACTTTGTATTTTTAAAGCATCTCTATGTTCGTATTTATTATCGTTACCAACTTTAGTAACAACAATCGCATAATAATTATATAAAATATCACTCAATACATCATATTCTTTATAATTATATTCATTAGTTGTTTCCCAATTTTGACCCGAACGACTATCTATTTCGACCCAACTAATATAATCATTAGAAGCTAATATTTTAAATGAATTTGGGCTCATATATTCGGAATCATATATATTATTATAAATTCGATAACTTTGTAATAACATTTTATCTGGTAATTGTATTATAATATATTCTCCATTTATTTCATTTAATGAACTAGTTCCTTCATAATTTCCAGTATTAGTATTATAAGTATCTTGTGATCTATAATAATAATTTTCGTCATTTCTTTTATCATACATATATCTTCCTAAACCATTTGGGAAAAAGAATGGGCTAACACTTGAATAATATATATTATATTGTCCATCACCGTATCCTTTTACACTATTTGATATACCACCTAATTCATGAGTTAATCCTTTTGTTTTCAAAGTTATTTTTTCTATTTCTATTATTTGAGGAGGATATTCTCTTAAATTAGTTTTCAAAGTTGAATTAAATACATCAACATTTTCAATTTTGAATTTCCCATTTACATTTATATCACCTAAAACATCTAATGTATTTTGGGGATTTGTTGTACCAAAACCTGTATATTCATCGATTGAATAAATATTTATATATTCATAATCTAACTCAAAATTAAATATTAATTCTGCTATATTAAAATGATCAAAAGTTTTTAATGATGTTCCATTTATTCCACCACATTTAGTTACAACCATAACAAAAACTTTAAATAGATTATTATCTGATATAGTAAATTGTTTAATTGTATAATCAACATTATTTTGTGTCCATTCTAAATCACTTTGGTCGGATAATAAAGTCCAATTTACTTCATCTGCACTACCATATAATTTAAAATCAATTGGATTATTATTTTCTATTGTAGAATTAGGAACTTTAATTTCAAAATTATATAATTTATGTGCCGTAGGTATTTTAAATTTTATCCATTCTCCATCATTAAAATAAAAACCATTTGAACCTTCATAAATTCCTGTAGTTGCATTATAATTTGGGTCTGATTCGAAATAAGTATTATCATAATCATCCATCATTTGAAATAATAAAACATTATTTGATTCACAAGAGGTTGTTAATATATATTCACCAGTTCCATATAAATAACCATCGATATCAGAAATATTACCACTTAATCTTTGAGGAGGTAATCTTTTTATTTTATTTGTTAAATTATTTACTAATTTTAAATTACTATCATATATATTTACATTACTAGATATATTAATTAAATCATTACTTTCTATGTAAAGATTATTAATTTGATGATTCCCAGAAATATTTAAATTTCCACTTTGAACTATATTACCGGTAATATTTATATCACCAGTCATATTAGTTGTACCAGAAATATTTAAATTATTTAAAATACCTAATTGTTGTAAATTAGAAGAAGTAATACCTGTTCCGATAATATTTTGATATAAAACAATTTCATTTTGAATTTTATAATTATCTTTAATATTTATTGAACCGGAAACATCTAATAGATTTGTTGGATTAGTCATTCCAATACCTACTAATTTATTAGATTTAGATGAAATTTGAGTATCTGGATCTAAACCATCATTCCATTTACTAAAAGTTTCAAAATTAACTTCGTTAAAATTATCTTGTCCTCTAATTAAAACACTACCATCGACTACTAAATTATTTCTTAAATTAGAATTTCCATTAACATCTAATGCTTCAGTTGGATTAGTTACATTAATACCAATTCTTAAATTAGTATTATCAACGACTAAATTATTACCATTTACATTTAATGAATTATTTAAAATAGTTTCAGTTGAAACTGTTAAATTTCCAGTTATATTTAAATTATTGGCTGTTATATCATTTGTTACATTTAAATTATTTGGCGTAAAATCACCGCTAAAATTTAAATTTCCAGTAATATTTAAATCATTATTTAAATTAATATCTCCTGATATTAGATTTATATCACCAGTAATATCGAGATTATTATGAATATAAGTATCATTATATATATTTAAAATATTTGTGACATTTAAATTATTTGTATTTATATCACTTGAAGAATATAAATTATTTAAAGTAATATAATCTACTTCAAAATTGCTATTTGTTCTTATTAAAGAAGCTGTTGAATGTGGTCCAGTTGGTAATTGTATTGACATTATAATAACTATATAATATTAACTTTAAATTTTTAAATAAATTAAAACTTTAATGATATAAAAAAGTAAATGGAGATTGATAAAATAGCGAAACAAATATTATCAGAAAAACCTAAACCAAAATTCTCTATATGTTTAAATTTAGATATAAACAGTAGTATAAATGAACAATTTGAAATCATATCATTGATATTCTTTAGAGGCGTAAATGATTTAATAATAAATGAAGAATATAATGAAATAAAAGATGTAAAAAAATTAAAAAAATTTTTATTAAAAAAAATATTATTATTAAAAATATATTTTGCAAGTTTTGGTGTAAATTTAAAATCAGAAAATGTATTAAAAAAAGATTATAATAAATTTAAAATGATTAATAGACCATCTTATTATACAGAAAATAAATATAATTTTAATTTTGTAATATTAAAAAAATATAATAATAAGGGAAAATTTAGATTATTATATTATAATCATAGTAAAAAAGAAAATAATATTGAAAATATGTATATAATAATAAATTTTCGTAATCATTTTTTTAAATTTTCTTTTAATTTATTAAAAAAATAATATAAATAATATATTTGATAATTATATAATAATTTAGCATTATGGTTTATGAAACTAAAAATATAAAAGTAAAAAATGATGAATTTTGGTTTAATGATTTTTCTATCATATTTAATACAGAAAGATTAGTTGAATTTTTCCCTTCAAGTCATATGAATAATAGTGAAAAATTAAATTCTTTATTAAGATTTTCAATTATTTCAACTTTTGTTTTATTTTTAAAGAAAAAAAATTATAATTTATTAATTATTCCCGTTTTAACAGCTTTAATAACTTTATATATATATAAATTTAATACTATAGAAAAAAAACAAGATGAATTAGATTTATCTGAAGATTATGAAAATTCTAAATGTTTAAAACCTACTGAAGATAATCCTTTTGGTAATACTTTATTAACTGATGTTGGTAATTATAAAAAAAAGGAACAAGCTTGTTTAATTGAAGAAAATGAAGAAGAAATTAAAAAACATTTTAATAAAGGTTTATATAAAGATGTTAATGATTTATATGGTAAAAATAATTCTCAAAGACAATTCTTTTCTATGCCTAATACTAATGAATATGGTATTAAAAATGGAGATTCTGTAAAATTTGCAAATTGGTTATATAATTCTGGAGAATCCACTTGTAAAGAAGATACTAGTAAATGTATTGTTGCTAATAGAATTGGTGTATAATTGCTTCGTAAAGAAAACAATTAAGTATAATTAAATAATAATTTATAATATATTAAAAATATCTTATGAATCTACAACAATTAAAACAAGTAATACCTAAAGATAAATTAATAATAAAATATTTTTTTGTTATAACAAACGAAAGTTATGTTTTTTTTGTATTTAATAAACAACAAGAAGAAATTTATTTATTAAATAAAGATGATATTGTTTTTTTAAAAATTATGGAAAAAAAAATTTTCCCAAATTATATACAATATAATACTAAAGAATTTAAGGGTAATCATCAGGATATTTTATTTATAAAACCGATTAATGAAAATGATACTAAATTAATTATTTCTAATAAATTATTTAGTCATAAATATGATTCTTATATGTATAAATTGTTTCATGATATTTTTAAATATAGATAATTTAATTAATTTCCATTGATCGTCTAAATGGATCTGGTCCAATTGTTGAATTATTGAAAATTGATACTGCTTTCATTGGATTTGGTGGTTCTGATCTTAATTGTAAATTTGCATTTCTTAATGAGTTGGCTTGAGTATCTACACCAATATGGAATGCTGCTTCAGTAAAGTTTTTTAATTCTAATGAACCATTTCCTTTTGGGTTTGCTTTTGACCATTCATCTGCTTCTGTTTCTGCTGGTAATAAATCATTAGGTTTTGGTTGTTCATATTCAGCTAAAGATTTTGCTTGTTTTGCCATTACTTTTTCTGCATCATCTAATTGTTTTTTTTCATCATCTTGTGAAACATCTTGTGCTTCATAGATATCTTTTGCTATTTGGTTATCTGCTGATCGTGCTATTTCTTTTAATTCTTCTTTATAACTTTCATAATTTTCTTTTTCTTCATTATTGAAAAATTTATTTAATAGGTAAATCATTCCTAATAAACCTGCAAACATAGATGCTATATAGAAAATCTTATTATCAATTCCAAACATATTTATTATTTATTATATTATATAATAACAAATTTTTTTTAATAAATAATATAAAATAAATATAAAATAAACGACTTATAATTCAATTTGAGATTTTGGAAAATCTTTATTTATTAATTGTGTTATTTTATTATCATTTAATAAAAAATTATCTATATACTTTTCACTTTCTTTATCATCATTTTCACTTTCAATACTAAATATTGAAATATTTTCATCTTCGTCTATATGTTTGATTATTTTTCTTACTAAAAATATTGGTTCAAATTTTTTTTTATAAAATTTTATTCCTACAAAATGAATTTTTATATTTATATAATTATTTTTTTGTAAATCTTTTGCATCTATAACTTTTTGTATTGATTGTCGATCTTCTTCTAATAATAAACAATTCTTATGAACTTCCATTTTTATATATTCTTTTTTATATACACTATTGAATGTTTGTTCTTTGAATTTTTTATATTCTATAGTTATATCATTTTTTTTATGAACATGTTTACATATATAATTTTCGATTACTGATAGGATTTTTATATCTTCTTCTTTTTTTATATCTATAAATATTTTTTCTTCTTCTTTATATATTTCTTTTTTTATTTCTAAATTATTTATATTTATTATTATTGGTTTATTTTTATAATGTCCTAACGATAAATAATTCCCACTTATTTCTCTTATTTCAAGAAATTCTATTTCTTCGATTTTCATTGATTATTATAACTAATTATATGAAGATTTATTTAATTAATTTTTATTCTATATAAATTTTTTTTACTATAATAATAAATCCATTTTTCTCATTATATTCCCATATTCTATCTATTTCTATTAAACATTTGATTTTTTGATATTTTTCAATCTCTTTATATGATATATGCTCTAAACTTTTATCAAAAACATCTAATATCATTTTTTTATTTCTTTTATTTATTTTTAATTTTATTATATTTCCTTTTTCATTCTCTTTTATTAATGTTATTAATCTTTCTTCTTCTATATTAAATTTTTTTAAAAATATTTTTTCTAATTTTTTAAAAAAATCTTTATATTCATTTTCTATTTTTACTAAAATATTAATTTTTCCCTTATATTCACTTATTTCTGTTATTGTTAAACTTTTTTTTAAATAAAATTGAATTTTCTTTTTATTGTAAGTAATAAAATAATTTCCTTTCTTATTATAAATTTCTAAATTCTCTTCTATATAATTATTAATATCAAACATTTTTATTAAAATAGATTCTTATTCTTAAATAAATAATATTTTAAATATGTCTTACTATTTTAACGAACATTGTGATGATCCTGAAGAAATCGACTATGAGGTTATTGATCAAATTGAAAGAGAAGAACAATGGGAGAAATATTGTGACGATGTAGAAAAACTACATGAAACCATGATGGATTATATTTCAACTTCATTTAATCCTTCTTTAATGGAACATTCTGATTATTTTGATCTTATGAAGATTTGTGACGATGATAAATTTGATTTTACTGAAAATGAAAAAAAACGATATCTTCTTTCTCATCGTAATAGATCTTTTGATAATTGTGTTATTCCTGATCCAATTGATTTAGAATTATTTGAAACTTTTAATTTAGATACTTCTCCTGCTCCTGCTTCTACGCCTAAACCTAAAAAAATACTAAAGAAAAAAACACCTACACCTTCACCTCCACCTCCTTCCCCTAAAAAGAAATTTAATGGTTGGAAAAAACTTAATCTTCAAGTTACAAAAATTCAAGATATTCAAGATATTCAAAAAAATAGTCCTAAAGTAAAAGTAAGTAAAAGTAAAGCTAGAAGGACCAGAAGAGCTTTAAGAGTAAAAGGTAAATATATTCCTCCTTCTTTGAGATAATTAATGCTAAAAATAATAATCAATTAAAAATTAATTATTATTTTATTATATATTATGAATAATTTAATACAAATTGAAAAAAGAATTGAAGAAAAACAAAAAATTTTCAATAAAATATCTTTAAAAAGACAACAACGAATTAAGACAGTTGAACAAAAAATTTTAACTAAAGATTCGTATGTTCAAACTGACGAATATACTAAAAAAATTATAAATTTAGAAATTGAAAATAATAATGAAGAAGAAATAATTGAAGTAAGTAAAACTTTTTGTGATAAAGGTATTCAATGTTTAATAGATGTTAAAAAAGTTGAAATTAAAGATACTATATATTTAAAAAAATTATTTGAAAAAATTGCTGATATTGAAATTTTAGATTTCTTTTCTTTTGATGAAAATAATAAATTACTACAATTAAATTGTTTATATCAAATTAATCCAGTTTTTTTTAATTTTAAAAGTCATTTTAGTAAAAATGTAAATTTGGTTTTTTTTAATGATTTTGAAATGGTCTTAAAAGTTGTTATTATTAAAAAAAAAAGTATAGGTAAAGAATTATTTTTATTTAATAAAAAACATAAAATTATTGGTAAATTTCCTATTAATTTGAAAATTAATGATCCTTTTAATATTAGCATTCTTAATTCCAGATTTTTTTTCAATGGTTGTTTTATTTTTGAATTTGATAATTTAAAATATTTCATTTCTTCTTCTAATAACTTTGTAATATAATCAAAGGTTTTTTAATATGAATTATTTTTATATATTATTTCATTTAAAATTGAAAATAGATAAATATTAAAAAATAAAATGTCAAACTTAGTTATGGATTTATTTGAAGCTACTACAAACACAGCAATGTTAATGGAAGAAGAAGAAGGTTATAGAGGTGAAACATCTGTAGCAACATATGTTTTAAAAGTATTAGGTGTTGCTTTTATTTGTATCGCAGAAATGATTCAAGTAGTAAAAATTATGAGATCAAAAAAGACTAAAAATCTTTCAACAGCTTCTTATGCTTTGAAATCATTTGCTTTCTTATTTTTAGGAGTTCAATCTTCAATGGATGTAGCAACTGGCGAATTATATGAAATTGGTTGGTTATGCGTTTATTGGTTGGCATTCTTAGCGGAAGCAGGATTGGCTTTATTTATTACATCTAATAAATGGAATTAAAATAAAAAATAAAAAATAAATAAATAAAAAAAAAAAAATAAAATAAAATAAAAAAAATAATTAAATTATTTTTTTTATTTAAAATCCATATAATTAAACATAAAATCATTTTTATATAGTTTTCTACATTTACTACAAAAAATTCTAGGACCAGTATAATAATATTCTTGTTTTACAGTTTTTTTTAATAAATATTGTGGAAAATATGTTCTACATTGAGTACATTTATATTCAATAATATAATGATTTACAATTCTTATCTTATCTAAATAAGAGTTAATAATATTATAAATATCTTTATATAACATTTATTATATAAAAATATTTTTTAAATTAAAATCGAGTAAATATAATATATTCTATTAAGATATGAAGGAAGATTATAAAATAAACAAAATAAATATAATTTCCAGTAAGAAAATTATCAATTCTATTAATATAATAAATTTCCTCATATGGTTCTACTAAATCTTCTAAATCATTTCTATAAGCAATAATTATACAATTAATTTCAGGTATATAAAAAATAAAACATGATGAATACATATTTTTAACATATTATAAAATATTATTATTTATTTTTTAAATATATTTTTTATTAAATAAAAAATATATTTAATTATCTACCAATTCTAACTCGACTTCCCGCAACATTCGTATAAATTTCTATTGGTTCTATTGGTTCAGGTTCTATAATTTCATTTTCAAAACCACCCCATAAATATCTACATATTAAATAAATTATACAAATCCAAAGAGTAAAAAAAATTATCATATACACAACCATATTTATTTTTATTTTATTATTTCAATTTTAAATAAAACCTCCAATTACAACTTCTTCTCCGGCAATATTTTCCATATTTACATTTACGACTTGAACTTCTTCAACGGGTTGTTGTATAACAATATTTTCTCCAAAAACATCTAATACACCTGGACAAAAACATTTCATAAATCCCCTTATTGCCCACAGTATGATTACGATTAAAAGCATCCAAAAAAAGAGAGAAATTATGGTATTAAATAATTGCATAATTTTATTTATATTATAACTAAAAATTTTTCAATTTTAAATAAAAATTTGAACAAATGTACAAATTAGTAAAATAATACCGAATTCAAGAATTAAAATATTACATGTTTTTTCAAATAAATTTAATTTTAAATGTTTTAATGATAACATAGCAGGTAAAATAATACTCGTCGTATTTTCCAAAAATCCACCAACAATATGCATAATATTTAAATAAGATTTCCAATAATTACCAATGATACAAATAATAACAATTAAGCAAAAACGAATAAAATATCTATATAAAAATATTTTTAATTTTTCATTAATATTTAATGTTTTAACACCAGAAATTATTTTTAAATTTAAAGGAGTAAACATTAAAGGAAATGTAAAAATTATATTAATTAATAATAATAAAGTAATAATTTTTTTAAACCAATATGATTGATCTAAATTATTTATAATATCTACGGATACTGAATCTCCAAATAGTATAAAACTAGTGGCGATTAAACAATATACAAAAGTAGAAAAAATACTCCATGTTATAATAAGATTTTTCTTTAATTTTTTCATATTTTTAGTTGAAGAAAAGATTTCTGGAAAAACGATATGACCTCCAAATGAAAATAAAGTAATAGCAATTGATCTAGGTATTGTTTTATAATCAAGAGCTTTATAATTCCTAACAGGTAAATCATCATTAACAAAATCCAATATTAAATGATAAAATAAAAAGGTAAATAAAGCAAAAATCGAAGATATTCCTAGAAAACTAAAAAATTTTATATTATCATATTTTTTAATAAATGTAAGTAAATAATAAAATACAATAATAGAACCTAATAACTTAAAACTATCATTTAAATCAAAAAGTTCTTTTAAAAAGGTAAAAGATAAATTAATAATCATAATACAACAACAAGAAATTTCAAGGGACCATATTATTTGTGTTAATATTTTCATTTTATAACCAAATATTTCTTCTGAAATATTAAAATATGTTAAATGTTGTTCTTCGTATTTTTCTGTATATTTAAATTCTTTTACAAATTTAGCAATATTAGTAGCATTATAACCAGTTATACAAGATAAAATTAACATAACAATAATATAAAGATAACCAGATTCTTTAAGTGTATAAGAAATACCTAAAATACCCATACCGAGAACACTTTTAATAATATTTATAGATAATCCAAAATCATATTTTTCATTAGTTTCATTAGGAAAAACTAATTCCGCTGAACATTTAGATATTGACATATCTGAATTGGTGGAATTAATAATAACTTGAACATTACCCAAATTATTTTCATGTTCATTTAATAAAGATTGAGATAAATAAGTTTTATTTTTATTTTCATTTTCATTTTCAAACATTTTAGCCATTGTGTAAGGATCATTCATAATAAATATCTTTAATTAAAAAAATTAGTAAATAAATTTTATTTTTTTTCATCTAAAATTTCTTCGATAATTTCTTTTTCTTCATTATCAATAATTTCTTCTATTTTTTCTTGTTTAAATCCATTATAATTATTTTTAATATCATTTAAATTTAAAAATTCACCTAATACAAATAAATCAATTCGATAAAATTTTCTTTTTTTCTTTTTATAACAAGTTTTAAATACAGTTTTATATGTTGATGTTAATTGTTTATTTATATTTGTAATTTTTTGGGGTTTTTCAGCATTTTCTTTACAAAATTCTTTATATAAATCATTAAATCTTTTAAAATGAAGATAAATATATTGTTTATTATCTGTATCAATATGAAAATCACAATGATCTTCTTCATTTAAACTAAATAATTCATTAGCATATATTTCTTTTAAAAAGTTTTTTAATGAATCTTCAACCATCATATTATAATAATCATTTGTTTTTGATCTATTTAACAACCAATCATTATGATTTTTATAAGTTATCTTATATTCTTCAAGAAATTTTCCAAATAAATATTTAACATAATTATCTCCAAGAATAGTAAGAATTTGATCTATATATTCTTTATTAAAAATTTTTTCAAAAGTATATACACAATATCTTCTATCTTCTGTATCAAAATATACTCCATTATAATGATTAGAAGTGAAAATATATCGAATAAATGTTTTAATTTGAATAATATCTTTATTCTTTTGATTTAAAGCGGCATATAATCTTTGTGAATAATCTTTAATAATATTTTCATATTGTCTCGTAGAATGATTATCAACTTCTTCGATAATATTTAATAATTTACCTAAATGTGCATTAGTATGTGTTTCAGTAATTTGTTTTAAAGAACCAAAAAAGCTTAAAGGATTACCAATAACTTCAGAAATAAATCTTGTAAAATTTGATTTTCCAGTTCCATGCTTAGAAGAATAAAAAACTAATATTATTTGAGGGACAAATTGAGGCATTTGTATAATATTAGCTAAATATTGTAATAAAAAATCATAATGTTTTTCATTATTACCACAATGGTATTGTTTAATATGATTTAATAAAACATTTAAATCTTTATATTTTTCTGGAGGAATATTTTCTCGTTGTTCATAAGTTAAAATAGATTCATAATTAAATCCATTAAATAAATTAAAATTACTATCTTTAATATTATTTTTTTCTAAATTTTTATTAAATGGTTCAAAACATAAATCAAAAAAAGCTGATTTTTGATTATCATGTCTATATTTTTCAATAAATTTTTTTGATATTACACTTCCTTCTTTTCTTTCTTTATATAATAAATCACCATAACCTTCAATTTTTATAGATTTTATTTTTCTTTCATAATATTTTAATCTTCTATCAAATGTATTATCTATTCGATAATAGGAATTTGAATCTCTCATAAATTTGAAAAATAATTCAAAATATGTTTTACATTCATCATAATTACTTTCTTTTTCATCATTTAATGGAATATTATTAAAATAATTAATATTAAATTCTTTATAATTTAATTTAGGTGTATGTAAACTTTTTGAAAAATTTTCACATTTATCACTATGACATCTGACAATTAATGTGTTTTTTTTAATATCATGAATTAAAAAATTATGATTATGACTATGAGTTTTACCACATAAAAATTCTTTAACATCAATATATTCGACGTCATTCTCTAATTTAGGTACTCCAATAAAAGTAAATGCGTTTTTTTTTGCCTCAATTTCTTTAGAATTATCTGCCATTTGATTTTCAAAATCTGTTGCATCTTTATTATAAGTTTTTTCTTTATATTCTACTTGTAAATCTAATTTTAATTCTTTACATCCATGAACATATGTTACCAAATGTTTATGGAAATTTTTCTTATCTTTATGAGTTAATGGTTCTAATAAACTATTATCTGTTGAATCGGGAGAATTACTAAATTTTTTACAATAAGGTATTCGCCATTTGGTCATCCCTCCCTTATAAATTGATAAATCAAGATGTTGTTCTAAACCAGCATCTTTAAATATATCCATATGTTGTTCAATATATTTTTTTAATTTTAAACTATTAATTTTCTTTTTCCAATAACAAATATGATATGAAATTTTATAATAATCTATTTCATCTTTATCTTTACACCATCTACAATCTTTACTTATCGCATAATCATCTTCATCTGTATCCGGAAATAAATCATATAAACATACTAAAGCATCATTTAATGTATTTTCTAATGTTTCTTCTAATAATTCTGATTTATTCATATTAGGTCGAACTGTTATTTTATTACCATTATCATCATCAAATACATAATATAATTTTTGATCAATATCAAATCTCGGTTTCACTTGAAATGTTTTCGCATTATAATATTCAAAAAATACCATCCCTTTTTTTATACCCAAACTATTATTTCTATATGCTCCTGTTAATATATCGTGAAAATCTCCATATTTATAAGTTTTCGCTTGATTCGTATCCATTCTATCTGTTACTGATAAAGTATAATCAGTCAATGTGTTGGGAACTTCAATTGACATTATACAATTTGATATAAATTAAATTTTAAAATATTTATAATCTTCTTATAGAAAATTATAAATATAAAATATTATTAATATACTCTATCGGTTTATTTTCTTAATTTAATATTTCTAAAAAATTTTTATCAATTAATGAATAATTATATTCATTCATATTTGAAATTTTATTAATTGAAATTTTATAACTAAAGTACTTTTCTAAAATAATTGATTTTTGATTTTTAATATTTTTAATACATATTTCTTCATTATTATAAATAAAATCAATATTTATTAACATATCATCATTATCATATATTTTTTTTCTAAAAAAATATTTAATTTCCGGAATATAGAAAAATAAGATATTATCTTTATAATCTATTAAATGTGATTCAAATATTCTATCAGATCCTATATTATCCAAGATTTCCAATTGTCTCATTTCTCTATCCATTTTTCTTAAATTTTTATTGACTTTATTCAATTCTTTAATATTATATTCAATTTTCGTTTCTTCTCCATATAACACTTCTTTTATTTTAAAATGTATGATTAAATCTGTAAATCGTCTAATCGGCGATGTATAATGTGTATAATATTTCAAATCTAATCCATAATGATAATAATTAAATTCATCTGTTTTTTCATATATTTTATATTCAGCCGCTTTCAATTGAAAGATTTTCATAAAATTTCTTAATTCATTATTTTCTATTTTTTCCAATGGTATCTTATAATTTGGACTTTTATGATATCTTAATATAGGTTTCTTATCATTTTCTATTAAATATTCAGCAGTTATTTGATTAGATAAAATCATAAAATTTTCAATCATATTATGTGAATCGAAATCTACGATATTTTTATTAATTTTTAATTTTTTTGATATATTAAATAATTCGAATAAATCTTTATTTTTTTCATATAAATTTTTATCTTTTAATATATTATCAACTTTTCGATAACAAAAATTTCTATTTACATTTAATATTGTATTTTTAAAATAATATTCTTTTATTTCAGAATCGTCATTGAAAATTATAAATAAACTCAATGATAAACGATCTTTTCCTTTTATTAATGACATTAAAAAATCTGATAAAATATTAGGATATAAATTAAATTTTTTATCTTTTAAATATACTGTTGAAAATCTATTATTTCGTAAAAAATATTTCAAATCAAACTTATTATACCAAAATGATACATCTGATATATGTATTCCCACTTTATATTCATTATTTGGCAAATATTCAATACTTAAAGCATCATCGATATCTTTAGAACCCTTTGGATCGATAGAAATAGTATGTTGATTTCTCATATCTAAATAATCTTTTAATTCATTATTATCAATATAATCATGGATATTATTTTTTTGAGATACTTTAAATTTTTTATGTAATTTATATTTTTTAGTATCAATTTCATAATAATTCAATAATTTTTCAATTTCGTTTTCTTTTTCACCTACTTTTCCAATGAATTTATTTAAAACTCCAAAAGGTATTTTTTTAGTCCAAATATTAAATTTAATTGTTATATAAAATTTACCATTAGTATTTTTTAATTTTTTATCATTTATACAGACATAAAATTTTGGATAACATTTTAATAATGGTGTAAATAAAAAATATGGATTTTTTCTACTATTTAAACCATATATCATTTTTTTATTAATTTCTAATATACCAATAATTTTAATATTATTCATTTTTGTAGCAAAAACTCTATTTATAATTTTTGTTGTTTTATCATAATTAATAATATCATCGTGAAAGAATTTTATTTTATTAAAATTTTTAAAATCTTCAATTGATAATTCAAGATTTGTATTTTCATTTTGTAATATGATTTTTTTATATTCTCTATCTTGTATTTTGATTAAATAATTCATTTTGATAATAAAACTTAATATAATTATTATAATAAATTTTATTTTTTTAACTACCTTTTATATCTTTAATCACTCATTTCTTCCCTTTTACGTTTTTCTTCTTTTCTTTTTCTTCGTTTTTCTCTTTTACGAATTATTTCTAATTCAATTTCTTCAGTATCATCTTCGTCATATTCTTCTACTTCACAATCACAACAATTACAACTGAACATTTTCATAAAACAATTTTTAAAACTATCGCCTGCACCTTCACATTGAAAACAATCACCACTATCTTTTTTAATATTTTCTGCTTTTATTTTCATTAATTCAAAATTAGAAGTTGGATCATAGTTTTCACGATCAAATAATTGATTTAACATATTTTTATATTTTTTTACAATCATAAACATCCATAAAACCATTAAAATTTGAAAAAACATTCCAATTACAAAAATAAATGGTGTAAAATTTGAAAAACAATGACCAATTAAAAATGGATATAATACAAAACGAGTAAGAAAAAAGAATATTACAAAACATGTAAATAAGAAAAACTTTAATTTAGGATTTTTTTCATGATCAACAAAATTAGAAAAATTAAAAAATACAGATGATGCTTCTAAAATTTCAACTCCAAATATACAAAATGATGCAATATTATTAATCGCATAAAAACCTAAAATCAACATAAAAATATGATGAAATAATAATGAAATTTTTGTTAATATTGTATAATCAGGTTTTCCAATTAAAGCCAAAATATCAATAAATAAATATGATAATGACCATGCTAATGGATATACAGCATATTTACTTCTTGTTACTGTATCCATAAAATATATAAAAAAGAAAAATATAAATGAATATAATGATACAAAAATATGATGTAATAAACCAATTAAACTAATAACTTTAGGATAACGACTTGAAAATATTACAAAAAACATTAATTGTACTACTAAAATCCCTGAAAACCATAAATAAAAAACATGTTGGTATTCTTCTAAATCAATTACAATAGTAATTGTTTCTAATAAACTAAACGACATTATAATATTATTATTTTTTATTAAGATTTAGTTTTTCAATTTTAAATAAAATTAATTATATATATTTATAAAATAAAATGAATTCTATAAAAAAATCTTTGACTAAGATTGTTAAAGAAAAAGGTATTACAGATATAATTATTGAAAATAAAGAAGATATGGAACTTGTTCATCATAAAAAATTATATCGAGAATGGGTAAATGAAGAAAGAAGTTTATCTAAACAATTGAGCCAAGCAAAATCTAATATCCAAGAATTAAAACGAAGAATTAAAAACAAATGCAAACATGCTGATGTTACGGAAATTATTACACCTGGTTGGGAAAGATCCGTACATAGTTATATGTGTAATGATTGTAAGTTTTATGTTCATATTCATGATGAATTCGATTATAAAAATATTACAAAAACTATTGATTATTGACAACATAAAAACCCATTTTTTGTATAATATGCATTACCTTGATGTTTTGGACAATATTTTTTATATGTTGCTTTTTCTCCTGGTTTTAAATTATCTTTTTTTCTTTTTAATTTTGGTCGATTTTGTTTTGGACAATCAATATTAGGAATTTTTTTTACTTCAACATTTTCTTCAAAACTTATATTTCCAAAATCTTTCTTTACACTAAATCTTCCTTTTTTTTTTACTAATATACTTTTAATTTTTTTATCTACTACAAATCTCCCCTTTTTTATTTTAACACCTCCTTTTTTAATATGTTGATAACAATATTTATTTTTACATTTTCTTTTACATTTTTTATTATTTTTTGTCTTCCCTTTACAATTATTCATTATATTATATATTCATTTAATATAATAAATATTAAAATTTAATTTTTATATATATTCAAATATGAATTCATATTTTAAAGAAATAACAGATAGTTATAATATTCTTATACCAAAAATCAAAAAGAATTCTATTTATGAAATTTTTTGCAATACTTTAATTGAACAATATAAAAATATTAAAATAGAAAATTTCGCATTTTTTATGCAAGTTGGGAGTTTTTATGAATCTTATGCTTGGAAATTAAAAATTGATAATCATGAAATTGATTTTAATTATAAATTATATGATCGTCTTTCTTCTATTTTACATATGGTAAAAGCTAGAAAGAGTAGTTTCGTTCCTCATTCTATTAGTAATCCATATATGTTTGGTTTTCCAGAAAAAAGTAAAGAAAGACATATTGATAGATTATTAAATGAAAATATGATTGTTGTATTAGTTCATCAAAGAGATGCGGAAGATGGTTCTAAAACTAAAATAAGAGATACTATTGAAATATTACATCCTAGTACTAATATTAACAATAATTCTAATGATAATTTTACTATGTGTATTGCTTTAAATTTATATAAAAACTATTATACTTGTGGAATTTCTTTATTTAACTTAAATTCAAATGAAAATTATGTTTATGAATGTATTGATTCAAAAAAATCTAAAAATAATGTTAAAAATAAAATATATAAAATTAATATCACATATAAACCAAATGAAATTATTTTTTACAATTTCACTAAATTAGATAACGATATTATTAGTAAAAATTTAGATTTAGATTCTTTTGAAAAAAATATTATGTTTTTTGATGATATTAATAATAAAGATTTATTAAAAATTGAATATCAACGTGAATATTTTAAGGAAATTTATAATGATGATATTTTATTAAATAATAATTTAAAACATTATAATCTTAATTTTTATGAAGAAGCTAGATTATCTTTCATTTTATTATTAGATTATATTAGTAAAATAAATAAACTTTTCTTAAATAATATTTCTAAACCACAATTTATTGAAATTGAAGATTCTTTAAATATTGATTATAATACTTTGGATCAATTAAATATTGTTTCAACTGAAAAAAAATATGAAAAATTTTGTTTATTAGAAATTTTAGATTATACTAGCACTGTTATGGGGAAAAGATTTTTAAATAGAAGAATTACTAATCCTCTTACTAATATTGAGGTTTTAAATCTTAATTATGATATTTCTGTTGAAATGTTAGATAATTATATGGAATTTGAAAAAATTTTAAATAATATTTATGATTTGGCTAGATACCATAAAAAAATTTTTTATCAAAGAATTAGTCCTCAAGATTTATTCGTTTTATTTGATAATTATGAACATTTTTGTAAGTTAATTGATTTATCTTCGAAAAATATTATTTTAAATAAATTTATTAAAGAAAAAATTAAAAAAAAAAAAATAGAAAAAATTATTAAAGAATTTAAAAAAAAATTTAATTTAATTAAAATAAAAGATATTAATTCTTGTGATATTATGTCTTTAAACGAAATTATATTTAAAAAAAGTATTAGTAAAGATTTAGACAAATTTATTAATAAATATAATATTTTAAAAAAATTTAAAAAAAATAAATTAATTGAAATTAAAACTTTTTTTGATAGTCATACTAAAGGTAAATATAAATTTAAAGGAAAATTCGAAGATAATAGTAATTATATAAAGATTACTGTTTCTAAATATAAGATATTTAATAAATTTAAAAATACTGATGATAATATGAAAGATTATTTTATTACACAAACTGGCAAAAGTAAATTTTTTTTACGATCTCCTATTTTAGATGAAAAATTTATTCAAGAACAAATAATTTGGGATGATATTAATAATAAACAAATGATTATTTATAAAAGATTTTTACTGAGTTTACAGAAAAATAAAGATTTCTTTCATCAAATTGAATTTATTATTGGTTTTATCGATTTTATTAAATCTAATGTTAAAGTTAGTTTAATTAATAAATATTCTAAACCTAACATTATTGATAATAACGATGATTCTTTTTTCGATATTAAAGATTTTAGACATCCTATTATTGAAAAAATTAATAAAGATACGGAATTTGTCAAAAATGATTTACATTTAGATTCGAATAAATTAGGTTTAGTTTTAACTGGAGATAATGGTATTGGGAAATCGTCACTCCTAAAATCCATTGGAATTTGTATTATTATGGCACAAAGTGGTATGTTTGTTCCTTGTAAATCTATGAATTTTTTTCCTTTTAATAATATTTTGACTAGGATTAAAGGTAATGATAATATTTTTTCTAATTCTTCAAGTTTTCAAGTTGAAATGATTGAATTATGTAATATTTTACAAAAAAGTAATGAAAAATCTTTAGTTTTAATGGATGAATTATGTAAAGGTACTGAACAAGCAAGTAGTCATTCTTTAACTTTATCTGTTATTAATCAATTAGTTAATAAGAAAAAATGTAAATTTATTATAACTACTCATATGCATAGTATTTTCAAAGATGATTTATTTAAACAATTAATTGAAACTAATAAAATTTTTACTAAATATATGGAAGTTGAAATTTCTAAAGGTAAAATTATATATAAAAGAAAATTAATTGATGGTTGTTCTGGTGAAATATATGGTTTAGAAATTGCTAGAATGTTAGGTATTAATTCTGATGTTATTAATAAAGCAATGACTATTAGAAATGATTTTTTAAATATCTCTAATGAAATCGTTTCAACTAAAAAATCTAAATATAATTCTAAAAAATATATGACTAAATGTGAATTATGTGGTAAAAAAAAACAAAATGATTTAGAAACTCATCATATTATTGAACAAAAAGAAAGTAATGAAGATGGATTTTTAGAAAATGAAATGTACCATAAAAATGAATTATTCAATTTAATGGTATTATGTAAAAAATGTCATAAAAAAATTACTTTTAAAAAAATGAAAACTAGTAAAAAAAAATTAACTTCGAAAGGAATTATAGTTGAACAAATTTAATATTTTATGGTTTATTTATTTCGAATCTTAATTATTCTATGTGCATTATTTTTATCATTATTTTTATTTTCAAATTTTACATTTGAAGTACTAGCATTTAAATTCTTATCATTACGAGCAGCTTGAATACTAAAGTATTTGCCTCCTGTTAATACTTTCAAATGGTTTTCATCTATACAAGTTGATCCTATACATAATCTTTTTCCTTTAACATCACCACTGGCATTTACTTTGTTAGCATTTACATTTCCGTTAGCATTTACATCTCCTTGAGCATTTACATTAACGGTAGCAGTTATATTATTTGACTTTATTTCTTTTTGACTATAAAGACCTTTTTTTGATCTAGCCCAATCATTATCTACATTATAAAAAATATCATTGACTTTTTTTTCTGTTGATACAACGGCATTTAAAGCATCAGTAGTTGAGAAATTTTCATACATTTTATTTGAAAATAATAAGATAATTAAACAAACAACAATTATTTTTTTATAATTTTTTTTTAAAAATTTTTCTATATTTTTTAAATTCATTATTTATATTATATATAATTAATGAAGTTTTTTTTTTTAAATATCTCTATTTTTTCCATGTAAAAATTTAAATACTGGAAATCTCAAACTATCTTTTGTTTTTTCAAAATATTGAACAGTTATTATTTTACCAATTATTTTTTCTGGATTTTTATAAAATTCTTTTCTTTCTTTTAAAGAAAATCCACTTCCAACTTTTGTATTATTATAATTAATAACAACAGCTACTAATGTTTCTATTGTTTCTTCTAATTTTGTTTCTTTTGATATTTCTCTCCAAGGTCCTTTAATTATTTCAACTACTTTATATTCATCATCAAGCATTTTCTTATATTTTAATAAACTATTTGTTCTTTTTCCTTCATAAATATTATTTTCTCTTAACATTAAACCTTCCCAATTATTTTTTTCTGATTTTTTAATTAATTGTGTAAAATCATTATCAGTATATATTATTTGTTCTAATACTTCGAAATTTTTTAATTTTATTTTTTTTAATTTATTTAATCTTTCAGAATATATTTCTTCAGATTTTAAATTATAGAAATCATCTTTTTTTAATATATCAAATACAAAATATTTAGGATTACACATTGTATGATTTTTTTTTTTAATTTCTTTCATAATTCCAGTGAAATCTTCTACTCCATTTTTCATTGATACTATTTCCCCATCTAATACTACTGATTCTTTGAAATAATCAATATTTTTTAATATTTCTTCTTTTAATATATTTAATGTGTTAAATTCTTTTCCTTTCCTTGATAAAAATTTAACTAATTTTTTTTCTGGTTCTATTAAACATAAACATCTTACTCCATCTAATTTTCTTGATATATACCAGTCATTTTTTGATTTTTCTAATCTTTTGGGATCATATTTATTTGCTAATACTGGTTGAAATACAGGTATTAATCCTGGAAATATTTTATTTATTACACTTGTATTTAATCGTATTTTTAATGATTTATTAATGATATTTAATATATATTCTTTATATTCAATATTTTTATTAATATAATGATATAAATGTAATAATGCTGTATCACCAGTAATTTTTCTATTTATTAAATCATCTAAAAGACTGAATAAATTATGATCAATATTAATATCTTTTTTTATTTTTTTTTTATTTTTTTCAAATTTTAAATAATTTTTTGAAGTTAAACTAAAAACTTTATTTTCATCATAAACATATAATAAAACTTTTTGTAAATCATCATATTTAGCTAAAATGATTTTTTTTTCATTAGTTTTATTTGTACTATTAACTTCTATAACCATTTCTTTTATTCTTTGAAATAATTGAGTATCCATATTTAATAATATATAATCTTACATTATTAAATAAATAAATTTTAATTTTTAGATTAACAATTATCAATCATATCTAATAAACTAGGTAATGATTTTTTTAATTCTTTCATTGATTCTTGATTTTTTTTAATTTCTTTCAATTTATGTTTAATTGCCGTTTGAGTATTTTTACTATCATTTTTATATTTTAAATAATCAAATTTTAAATAAAATCTATAATATCCATAATTAAATGTTAAAAAGGTAATAAAAGTAATCATTCCTAAATATCCATTAAACATATTCATTAAATATGTCATTAAAAACATTGAAAAAAAAGATATTAATAAATAACTAAAACTTTTAATTAAAGAACTTTGTTTTTTATTTACACTTTTTAAAGAAGTAAATAATAACTCATAATCTTTAACAATTTTTTCATTTTCATCATTTAATATTTTTAAATTTTTTTGTAATGATCTTAAATATCTTAAAGATTTATCACTTCTATCTAAATCTTCTTCCATTTCTTGATTTTTTTGTTCAAGTTCTGTTTTTTCTTGTCGTAATTCAATATTTTCTTTATGTAAATGATCATTTTGAATAATAATATACATTTCTTGTTTTTTATTAGATTCTTCTAATTTTTTTTCAGCATTTGAATTTAAAAAAAAATTCATTTTTGTTGTATCTTGTTGAGAATTCATCATTTTTTTTATTATTTTAAAAGAATAAATTTTATTTATTTTTTTAATTCATTTTACCTCTTATAACAGATTGTGGGAAATAATTGATGATATTAAAATCTTTAATATTATAATCTTCTATTTTATCTTTTTTATTAACAAAAATTTTAGGACAAATTGTTGGTGTTCTTTTTAATTGTTCTTCACATTGTTCAAAATGATTTTGATAAATATGGGTATCTGCCATAAAATGTGTAAATTCTGCTGGTTTATATCCACAAATATTACCTAAAATATGAGTTAATAAAATGGCAGAAATGGCATTATAATTGTTTGCTAAAAAATAATCACTTGATCTTTGATATAAACAACAACTTATTTCATTAGTATTAGTATTAACAAAAAATTGATATAATAAATGACAAGGTGGTAAAGCGGCATCTTTTAATTGACTTGGATTCCAATAACAAAATAAAATTCTTCTTGAAGTTGGATTATTTTTTAATAAATCAATTACATAATTTAATTGATCAAAACCTTTTCCAGTATAATTTGTATTACAATCAGTATATTCAGCATTAAAAAATCTTAATTGGTGTCCATAACCAGCACCAATATCACCAACTGGTAAATTATTTAATCCTCTTTGATCTAAAAATTCTCTTGTAGAATTACCATCCCATATATGTACTCTTTTTTCTTGTAATTCTTTGGCATTTGTTGAACCTCGTAACATCCATAATAATTCTTCAATAATTAAACGACACGGAACACTTTTTGTAGTCAATAAAGGAAATTTATTATCACGAATATCATATTTTAAACAATTGGCGAAAATTGTTTTAATACCGACACCAGTTCTATCATTTTTTTGAATACCATTATCTAAAATATTTCTCATTAAATCTAAATAATTATTTTCATATGAATTATGAAAAATAAAATGCCTAAAAATTAAAATATCAGAAGTATTTACAATTATAGATTTTGTAGATTTTAATTTATAATTATTTAAATTAACTTCTGGGAAAAATATATCACATTCATAATTTTTATTGACATAATTGATATAAAAATCATTTACTAAATCTCTTTCAATAAATAATTTATAAATACTACTTCCACCAATAACATAACAATTTTCTATTTTTTTTTTATTTTTTTTTACAAAATATAATACATCATCTAATTCTTGAAATATTTTAAAATTTTCATTTTCTTCATCTTCAATAACATTAGATTTTGATAATACTATATTGATACGATTTCTTAATGGTCTAAATCTTTTTGGAATTGATAAATAAGTTTTTCTTCCCATAATTACACAATTCTTTTTATTTTTATTTTTTATTTCTAAAGTTTTTTCTTTAAAAAATAACATATCTTCTTTAATTGTCCAAGGTAAAGAATTATTTTTACCAATACCATTATGATTATCGACACATACTATAATTTTAAACATTTTATTATAAAATAATATTTTTTTAAATTTTATTTTATAATTTTTATTTTATATCTAATTTATAACTTTATCTAAAATATCAATTGGATTTAATTCATAAATTATTTTTCTTTTACTTTCTTTAATATATTTAAATCTCTTTGAATATTCATCATTATTTATAGAATTTACAATAGTTTGAATTGCTAATTTAGGTCTAGTGAAATCAAGATTAATATATGATTTTGGATGTAAATAACTTTTTACATTTGGGCATCCCCAATAAAAACACAAAGTTTCACATAATATTGGATCTAAAATTTTTTCTGTAAAATAATCAACTTCTTGACAATTTTCAGCCATCATATTATAATAATATTTCATTAATCCATCTTCTCTATTTTTTATTTCTCCTAAATAATTTTTTAATTTAAATTTTTTAAAATAACCTATTTTTTCTCTTCCATAAATATCAGGTTTAATATTATATTTTGTTATATTATCAATATATGGCATTATATTAACTCTGTATTTATGTCCTGGTAATGAATATAAATCTGAGGTAATATATGATATTTTTCTATTATTTATTTTATTTTTAATTATTTCTTTATTTAAAAAATCTTTCATATTAGTATTTACATTAAATTGTGATATATTCCAATTTCGTTTATGATCATAAAAAAATGTTTCTGTATCTTTCCATTTATTCCAAGTATCCCGTGATGTTTTTGGTTCACAATGAACATATATTGTTTTTTTTGGTTCATAATATTGTTTTTTATTTTGAAAAAAAGGATGATTTTCTATTACATAATAATCTGGTTTTTCATCATTATATACAAAATTTATATGTTTATGTCTTTCTAATTTAAATTTTTCTAATTCTTTAGATCTTCCCACAGATGACATATGATTACAAATTAATTTTAATTTAACCATTTTATAATATTTGTATTAATTAAATTTTAAAAATTTTCTAATGGATGATTCGTTTTTAATGACATTTCATGTAAAGTTTCTAAAGCACCTATTATAGCACATTTAGAAGATTTATATTCTTGTTTTTTTGGAACATGTGCAAATAAAATACCGGGAATTACACTAAGTGAATAACATACCATACTTACTTTAATTGATTCACCTAATTTAGTAAAAATTTCACCAACATTTAAAATAGAATCCAATTCCATCTCAGTAGAACCAACATTAAAATTATCTCGTAATTCAATAAATTTTTCTTCATCTGTTTCACAATATAGAGAATCTTTTGAATAATTTGATAATAAATGTGTGTTTAAAATTGTTTTATTTGTTTGTTTTTGAACATTTTGAAATAATGATTGGGTTAAAGATAAATCTGTATTATGAATATACCAATTATTTATTAATTTTTTAGATATTTCTGGATGAAGTTTTAAGTCTCCTTTTTCTAAAAAATTTAATAAACTTGTTTTAGATTGTAATATACAACCTGTTATACCTACATTTTTATCAGCAACTATTACATCAGTTAGTTGTATCATTTCCTCTTTTTTAGTTGTTTTACCATTAATTCCGCCACAACTTCCAACTCTAATAATATATTTACAATCCATAGAATAATTTTTATTATTTGTTTTATATTCTTTTGATGAAACAATTGGTGATAATAATTCTCTACATATTATTTCACATGAACCACAACCCATTTGATGTTCAAATACTGTTATTGGTGTTCCTTTATAAGTTCCAATTCCTATTGAAACTCTACCAATATTTGGATTTTGATCATATTGTAATATAACATCTTCTAAAATATATCCATCTTCTAAAAATGAAACAATATTTCTAACTCTTCTTTTATCACCAACAGCTATAAAAAATGGTGGTAATTTACAATTATTTAATTTTAATAATGGAATATGTTTAAAAATTTCTGGTTTTTTTTGTAAATGAGGTAATAATGTATGTACTCCTAAATACCATTTATTTGATTCTGTCATTGTTAATAAAATTTAATTGAATTCAATTTTATTAATCATCCATTGTAAATAAACAATCACTTTCTTCTTCGCTTTCAATAATATCACTTATTTTTTCAATATCGTTTTTCCGATAACCTCTCCATATAACTTTTAAATTTTTAATTGGAATTGGTTCTGATCTTTTAATTTCGTAAGGGTATAAAACATTGTGTGGGTCTAAAGGGGTGAACGGGATACGCTCGCATCGGACAACAATCGGCTGCGGGACAATAATTTTGTGAGGAACAGGTCGGGTGCCAAATAAAACACTGCCTGTTAATCTTTAAAGAGTTGGGTTTCTTGAAAGAATTAGAGTTGGAATTTTTAGATTTAAGAATGAATTTTTTGGATTGGATTTCAGTGTTAGTCATAATGTTTGTTTTGTATATATTATAATAATATTATTTAAATAGTATATGTATATAATGAAATTACCAAACGAATTAGAATATATTATTTTAAGATATTTACAACATTTAAAAATGAAAGATGTTTTGGTTGAATTAAAAAATAGTTTAGCAACTTGTCGTGGATGTTTTAATGATAATTCTATACAAATCCATCATAGAAAATGTGATCGTTGTGAAGAACTAATTTGTAATTTATGTGAAAATGAATTAGAATGTCCTAATAAAGAATTATGTAATGATTGTTTTTATGAAGATATAATTCCCGGATTTGTAGAAGATATTTTAAGAAAACCACTTGATTTCGAAGAATATGATTTATTATTTGAATTATATTATCATTTATCTTGTGAAGAAAAACATCAACTTAGTGTATATTTAATATATATTAATGGTGTATTTCAAGATAATATTGATATAGAAATGGATTTTATAGATTTATATGATGATATTCAATATCAAATTAGTTAATATTTTAAAAAAGATTTTGGAAAATCTTTATTTAATTTATATTTCAAACGACTACAAGGATTATTTTCATTCATATCATCAACTACATCTTGCATAAATTCATCATTATTTATAAAAATCCTCATTACATTATATGCCATAGCCATTGATTTAATCTTATCATCAGTTAGTAAATCTTCAGTTGGTAAATCTTCTTCATCACAATAACTAACAGCATACCCATTTTCTTGAAATGTAGAAGGTTTCATAGCAAAACTAAATACAGAAAATTGTTTTTTTGGTAAATAATCTGATAAAAATTTTTCTTGAGATTTATAAATTACAACTTGTAAATCATTTTGCATTTTATGTTATAAGATATGATATTAATTAATTTTAATTAAAATTTATATTTTAATATTAAAAAAAGATGGATTTAAATTTATGTTTGAAAAAAATTAATGAAATTAATTCTATTGAAACAGAAAAAAAAAATAAAATAAAAAAAATAAAAAAAGAAGAAAAAATTGAAAAAATAAGTCATGATTTAAAAGAATATTTAATGATGAGAAGAAATGAAGAATTTAAAAATAATTTAAGATTAAAATCAAAAAGAGAGGCTGAAAAAAATGATAAAGAATATACAGGTGATAAAAAAGAGTTTTTTAAAAAATTAGATGAACAACAAAATAAATTTTTTCTAAAAAAATGGACATCATTAAGGAAAGATATTAAAATTAATAGAATTAATCTTTATTTAAAAAAAAATAAAATAAATGATGAAAAATATCTCTTAGATATTAAAAAATTAATAAGAGATAAAAAATTTAAAAATTATGTCATTTATAATGAAATTGAAGGAATAATTGAAACTATTAAAGATATTTATATTACCGAAAAGCCAAAGAATCAATCATAGTATAAATTGTATTCATTGCGACTTCTCTAGGTTCAGTAGTATTTTGTATATAAAAATCAAGATAATTATGTATTATTAATCTAAATTCGGTTTCTAATTTAGATTTGAGTTTCCTTCTTTTTTTCCCATTTGTTTTACTTAATATTAAAGCATTATCTTTAATCTTATCATCTAATTTTAATACAAAACCATCAATTGTTAATATTTCATATATATGACCACGACAATTAGGACATTCTTGGGAAGAATTATACCATTTTAATATACATTTTTTATGAAATTGATGACCGCAATCAGTTACAAAAAAATTATCTTCTATATTATCTAAACATATACTACATTCATATTTGTCACATTTTAGTATTTCACCTTTTTCTTTTCTTGCCTTATTATAACATTTTAAATGTTCGTATATTTCATCAGTATGATTTATAAAAGATTCATCTAAATCTATTTTTTCTTCACAAGTTTTGCAAGATTTAAAATTTGTTTTTCGATTTTCTATAATAAATTTTATTAATTCACTTTTTTTAAATTTTGAATATCCTTTAATATTTTCTTTTTTACATAATTCTTTTAATTTCTTATATTTGTATTTTTTTAATGTTTCTTCCATATTTATATTTTATATTAATCTATAAATTTTATTATATAATTTTTATAGATTTTTTTTATACTAAACTTTAATACATCTTATTTCTTATTTAATTTTTATTATAAACCTTCTTTATCATAAGCATTATCAGAATAACAATTATTATATCCATTATTTTCATAAGCATTTTCAAAATTATACCCTTCATTATATATTGAACCCCACATTTCTGGTTCGTCTTCGATTTCTCGTTCTTCAACATCAATTATATGTTGCGAAATAACCGGTGAAGCTGGCGAAGCAACTGGTTCTACTGGTATTGCTATTACTTCTTCCATTATACTATTAATTCTTTCAATTATAAAAATAATAAGAAAAAAAAATAATTGCAAGAATAATAAATTTATATGTTCGTGCCTAAATCCATTACTCTGATTAAACAAATTAATTAAAATATTTAAAAAATTATCAAAATAAAAAAAATAAATAAATTTTTGGTTAATTTTTTTAAATTTATTTAAATAATTAAATATTAATAAAAAAAAATAAAAAATAAAATTAAGAATTTTTATTATGAAATTAATTTCATATATTGTACATAAAAATTTTTCTCCTTTATGTTCTGCTTCTTTATAAAAATCTGCGTTATCTCTTAAATAAATAAGATTCATAACCGCAAGACTTCCACATAATATTAATAATATGATTTTAATTATCATTTTATTAATTTTCATTAATAAATTTTATTTAGTTTAATTTTGGATATAAAAGTTTAATTTCTTGTTCTGCAGTTTCATTTAAATCTGTCATTGTTGTATTTGCGAATAATTCTTCCCAATATTGATTATCTGCCTTCATTTGTTCTGCAGTATAAAAATCTGGATCTACAATTGTTACCGTAGTAGTAGTACATGATGAAAATGGATTCATAAATCTAAATTGTAATGGAAAATTAAGATAAAACATTTTTTTTATTTTATATTGTTTTATAATACTTAATATATTTCATTATTATATAATGAATTTTAAAAATATTAAAAAATTTTTAAAAAAAAATTATAAAAAAATAATTATAATATGTTTAATTATCTTATTATTTTCAAATAAAATGTATGAAAATTTCTCAACTACTGATGCTTTAAATGCCGTTGCATCAACAGAAAAAAAAGTCAATGATATTTTTTATAGTATAGATAAGGATTGGGCTAGATCAAAAAAAGGTCTTTATAGTACATATGAAGTAAGGGGGAAAACTGTTAGATCTATGGAAGATGTAATTTCTAAAAGAAATATTACCGCTACCGGTAATGTAAATGCTAAAAAAGATGTTAATGCTGATGGCAATGTTAAAGGAAAAAATTTATGTATTGGAAAAACATGTCTTAATGAAGATCATTTAAAAATGATAACTGATGGTTTTAAATTAAAAATTACAGACAATGGTTCAAGTAGCACAAAAGGTAAAAATCAATATATACATAATCATGGTGGAACTAGGTTAGGACCACATAGTAGATATCCAACTAAATTAAAAATGTATAAATATTAAACATACATTCCTGGAGGTGGTAAATTTTTTTCTATTCTTTTATTTTCATATTTTTTATATATTTCAAATGCATTTAATATATCTTCCATATTTATTGTTTTTTTATCTCTTTTTAATCTTTTTCTACCAAATCTAACTTGATAATAATTAATTTTTAATTTAGAAAAAAAAGTTTCAATACTACCACCATTAAATGGGAAATCATCTCTATTTCTATTAAAAAATTTTTCTAAATCTTTTAATTCTTCTTTATTAAAATTCCATTTATTTTTTTTTAAAAAACTTAAAAAAATTAAATTTAATTGTTTTCCTGTAATTTCATCAATTTTATAAACCCATGGAAATCTTCTTTCTAATCCTGCATTTTTTTTAAAAAAACATTTCTTTACATCTTCTTCATAACCTGCTATTATACAAATAAATTTACGATTTTCTGATAAATTTTGATTTAATGTGTCAATGCATTCTTTTGAAAATGAATCTGTGGTTTTTGAATCCGAACCTAAAGAATATACTTCATCAATAAATAATACTCCACCGGAAGCCTTATCTATAATTTTCTGTGTTTTTATTGCTGTTTGTCCTAAATATCCTGCGATTAAATCACTTCTTTTTGCTATTATAAATTTATTATTTTTCAAATAACCAATTCTTAAAAAAATTTTACCTAATATTTTACCCAATGTTGTTTTACCACATCCTGGTAATCCATATAATACTGTGTGCATCATATCTTGATTTTTACTATTTTGAATTACATATAATATTTGAGAACAAATCATTTTTTTAACTTCTTTTAATCCAATCATATCATTTAATTCTTGTAATTCTGATTCTATTTTTATTAATTGAATAATATCTTTATTATTTATTTTTTTATATTTTCGACAGATTTCTAATAAACCTTCGATATTATTTAATAAATTTAAATCTTTTTTTTTTAAAAATTTTTCTGGTTTTTCTTCATCAAATTTTTTTTCTTCTTCATCTTCTAAAAAAAATTCAAATGTTTCTTCTGTATTTTTATTATTTTTCATTTTATTAAATATTTCTGATATATCTACTATTAATACTTCTTCTCTTTCTCGTTTTTTATCCTTTGTTCCTACCATTTCACTATATGTTCTTTTTCTACCCTTTTTGGGCGAAGTAGTAGTTCCTTTATCTTTTTTATCTTTTGGTGTTTCTTTATCTTTTTTAGGGTCTGGTTTTTTTTTCGTCATAAAAATTTTATATAATATCTAAAGATATTTTATAAATCTTAAATAAAATTTTTTTGTTGTAAAATTGACATTTTTATTATGTTTTTTTAATTTTTGATGATTTTTGACAATTTTTCGTGATAATTTTCAATATTACTATCATTTTTTACTAAAAAATCAAATTTTATTTTTCCTATAGATGTTTCTGATTTATGTTGATCCAAATTTTTCTTATTCTTTCTTTCTACTTTTATAATAAGACCTCCTAATTCTTTAATAATATCAACTTCGTTGTCAAATCTAACATCAGTAACAACAATTTTAACATCTTTATTAATTTTCAATTGATTTTGATACCAAATTTTAAATCTATAAGTCCAAAAATTTTCTTTAATATTTTCCATTTCTGGAAAAAAATCAGATAATTTTTCCCTAAACATCTCTGTCCCAAATCGTTGAAATACTTTTCTTGCTGAAATATTCCATCTATCATCATATTTCTCTTTATCATTTCCTTCTGTTTGTTCATCTGAAAACATAAAAATCTCTTGACATGCTTTTTTCAATGGACCTGCAAATGCATATTTTACATAACCTTGTTTTATAAAATATTCACCTGCTGTATCTTTACCAGATCGTTTAAATCCTGTTATACCTATTAATTTATCATTGTGATTCATATTTATATTTATTATACAATATCAATTTTATTTAATATAAATTAATAATATTTTAAGAATTAAATAATATTTTATATTATAATTATTGATGTTAAGCATATATAAAAAATATAAGGTTGATAAATATGATAATTTCGATCTTATTATTAAACATAAATATGAAAATATAATTAAATTTTTTGATAGTATAAATTATACTAATTTACCTAATATTTTAATATATGGCGAAGAAGGTAGTTGTAAAAAAACTTTAATATATATATTTTTTAAAAATATTAAAAAAAATAAATTAAATTTACAATATAAAATTAATAATAAAATTATCAATTATATGATTTATTATACAAAATATTATATTGAAATAGATTTAAGTCAATTGGAAAATTATAAAAAATATATTTTAATTAACTTTATTAAAGAGATTAATTCGACAAAAAAAATTTCCGATTATTCAAATAAAATTATTATTATTCATAATATCCATTTATTAAATATTGACGATCAATTTATTTTAAGAAAAATTATTGAAAAAAATATTAAAATTTGTAGATTTATATTAATTAGTAATACTATTAATAATCTTATTGAACCTATTAAAAGTAGATGTTTTTTAATTAAAACACCAGGTTTCACGAAAACTTTTATAAAAAATAAAATAAATTTAATTATAAAAAAAGAAAAAATAAAAATAAAAAAAAAAAATTTAAATAAAATTTTAGATATATCAAATAAAAATTTAAAAAAGGCATTTCTCGAATTAGATTTTTATTTAAATCTTCAAAAATATAATAAAGAAGATGAATATTTTAATATTAAAAATGTTAATTTAGAACAAAATATAAATGAATTATATTTATTAATTAGAAAAAAAAAGTTAGATTATAAAAAAATAGATAGTATAATTTATAAATTATTAATAGATTATAATATTGCTTATAATAAAATTATTAAAGTTACTTTTAAAATTTTAGAAAAAAAAATAAAAGATGATAATATGATTTATCAAATTATTGATTTAAATTATGAATTTAATAAAAAAATTATTAATTCTATAAATAAAAATAAAATGATTATTTATTTACAATCTTATTTATATAAATTAAATGATATTTTAACAAAATAATTATTTTTTTAAAATTAATTAAAATTGATTAATAGATATTAAATTAAATATTAATAATGAAGAAAACTAATATTTTTAATAATATTATTACTAATTTTTCTCCTGTAGTTGAAGAATTAATTAGAAATATATGTATTGATTTAAAGAATGAAGGTAAAACAGAAGAAATGTTAGAAAAATATTTATATGATGATAAAATTAAAACTTTAAGAAATTTAGTCAAAAAGAAAAATAAAAGTGTTCGTAAAAAGACATCATATTCAATGTTTTTAGCTCATAATAATATTAGAAAAACGAATGAAAAATTAACATTAAAAGAATATAATATGTTAAAAGGTAAATATTGGAAAACTATTACTAAGGAAGAAAAAGATAAATATCAAGCAATGGCTGATAAATGGAATATGGAAAATATGCCATATAAAATGGGTAAAATTAATCAAATAAAAAAAAAACCTCAAGTAATTGAAAAACAAGCTCCTTTAGATGAATTATTTGATCAGAATGTTGAAGAAGTAATTGTTGAAATTTAATCTTTATAATGTTTTTTACAAAATAAACTATTTAAATATAGTTTATTTTTGCCACACTCTTTCCCCTTTTTCTTCCCTCTTTTAAATTTATATATACATTTTTGTATTTGAGATTCTATTACCTCTTTGATAATATTATCAACGACCTCTTCGATAATTTTATCTAATGAATTTTTTTTTTTTCTGATTCTTCTTCCATTAGAGATAAATCCATTTCTTCATCTTTACTTTCTAAAATTTGTTTAATATAATCATCAACATTACTATCTAAATTATCAAGATTAGGTAATTCTTCATCTAAAACAATTTCCTGGTCTTGTGTAATTACAATTTCTTTAACATCTTCTTTTGGTTCTTCTTTTACAATTTTACATACATTTTCATCACATTCGATTGTTGGTTCATCAGTAGGTTCATCAGTAGGTTCATCAGTAGGTTCTTGGGTAGGTTCAATTGTTGACATTAATATGTCTTCAATATCTTCGTCAGAATAAACATCTTCTTCTTCAATATCACTTAATTCAGTCATTTGGTCAACGAAATTAGTTTGTGATAATGTATTATTAAAATTTTCTAAATTATCTTTTAAATTAGCGAAATATTTTTGTTCGTTATCTTTTTTATCTTCATATAATTTTTCTAAATTATATTTATCTACCAATTTATTATTTTTTAAATCGATTCTATTATCAATATAATCTAATAAAAATTTATATTTGGTAAAAAAGAAGTAAGATAATAAAGAAATTAATGAAACAATTAATAATAATAATAAGATAATTGTTTTGCTTTGTATTTTCATATTTTATATTGTAAAATAATTTTATATATTTAAGTTATTTTTTAATCATTTTTTTTTTATTATTATATTATATAAAAAAATGATAGCAGAAATTATTTATTTATTATTACCAATCCTTGGTATCATAGGGATTGCCGTTTTTATACCAAAATTAGCTTCAAATAAAAAAAATTTCAAAACAGATAAATGTGATGATCCAGCTGAAAAATCAAGAAGAGCTGCTGATCGCGGTCAATTAGTATCAATGTCTTTAATGTTTATGGCAGGTATTCAAATGTTACTTAAATCACAAAATCCATCTGAAAAAATATTATTAGTTGCCTTTGGTTTTATATATGCAGCAGTAATTGGTTATATGGGAGATCAAATGATTGGAGGTGACGATGGTTTTTCATTTGAAAGTAAAGCATGGCAAATCCGATATGGTTTAGGAAGTTTAACAACTGGTTCATTTTTTAGATATTTAATTACAGTATTTTTAGATATGTTTGTTAGTGGTTGTCTTATTGATGTATTCCAAATCGTTGCTGATCCATTAACTCAAAGAGTTAAAAAAATGAAATTACCTTTCGGTAGTGGATATCGTGATGTTCTTACTAATAATTTCGATAATATTTTACAATCCGTAGTCGCTTTTGCAACATTCATGGCTTATACTAATGATACTCGTTTTAATTGGGCTTATCCACCAAATACTGCTTCAAAAGAAGATATTATTCCAATTCCAACTATTAAACTTATTACTACAGTAGCAGGTATAGTATATTTAATTGCTAATATTCCAGGAAATGCAGGTACATCAAGTTTACAATCAGGTAGTCCAATGGGAGATTCTCTTGGAACCAAATTAGTATATGTATGTGCTACATTAGGACTTCTTACAGCAGGTTCAATGGGTATTGGATTTAATCTTGATCCAATAAAAGATAGAGAAGAATTAAATAAACAAGTAAATGCAGCTTTACCAAAAGAATTAGAAGGTGAAACTAAATGGTATTTAGCTGATAAAAAATGGGCTTATGGTTTGGCATTTTTAACTGTTATTAATTTTATTGGTATTGGTATGCCATTAATGACTTCTTCAAAATTAGGTAAATTAAAATATCCAATTTCTATTATTGCTTCTTTAATATTACCTGGTTTATTAGGTTCAATTGCAATGTCTGCAGATCAAAAATATTTTGAAAAAGCAAAAAAAGCAGGTGTTCAAAAATGTAAATAATTTAAAAATAAAAATGTATTTTTAATATATTAATTAATGAATATTAAAAATCTTTTAAAAGATAATAATTTAATATTTATTTATGGTGATGCATATTCAGGTAAATATGAACAAATGAAAAAATTAAAAGATGAATATTCTATATACGAATATAATTATTTAGATTTTTATTATAATTATGATTGGGAAGTAAAATTACAATATATATTAAATAATAATACATATAATTTTTTTTGCAAAGAAAAACCTAAAATGTTAATAATTAGAGAAATTGAAATAATATCTTGTAAAAAAATAAAAACTATATTAAAAATTTTAGGATTAAAAAAAAATAAAATAAAAAGAGATATTAAAATTATTTTAATTGGTTCTGGCAAATGTATTAAACAAAAAAAAGATTTTTGTTTTTTTAAACAAATTGAATATAATGATCAAAATTATGAATATATTAAAAAAATGAATTTTTTAAAAGATAATGATTTTAATCAAGAAATATATAAACATAATAATTTTAATATTGAATTATATGATAATGTTAAAAAAATTTTTTTTAATAATTTAAATATTATTAATTTTTATGATATTTATCATAATTATAAGATATTATTACCATTGTTAATACATGAAAATTATAAAAATTTATTAGAAAAAAATATAAAAAGTCAAAAAAATCTTAAAGATTGTATATTAAAAATTTCTGATAATTTATTATTTTCTGAACAAATTGATGAATTTATATTCAATAAACATAGATGGAATTTACAAAATTTATATTCTATTATTTCTTGTCAATACATTTCTTATATTATCAATGATTTTAAATTAAAAACTAAAAAAACTGATATAAAAATAGAATATACTAAAATTTTAACTAAAAATTCAACAAAATCATCAAATATGAAAAATTATATAGAAATTTTTAATAAAATTAAACCAATACATAATTTTGATTATACTTTTATTAAATTTATCAATAAAATTTTATTAATTCATCTTACTAATAATAAAGATAATTATGATAATAATTTGGAAAAAATTGGATATAATCAAAATGATTATTTAAAAATAATAAGAAATACGAATGAATATTATTATATCAATCAAATGACAGAAATCAAAAAATTAATTTAATAATTTGTTAATTTCATGGAATGGTTTAGATAATACACTTTTTTTATATATTTTATTTGGTATATTAACAATTTTTTCATGATTATTCTCATCAATAGTAACAATTTTTTTTTGTTTTTGAGGTAAATTATTTAAATTTATCAAAGAATCTTTGAAAACATTATATTGTTGTGTTTTATTATCATTACTAAAAACTATATCAATATTAGAATTATCTTGATTATCTTGATTTTCTTGATATTTTTGATGACAAATATTAAATTCAAAAACATCTTCTTTTTTAATAATATTTTTTTTATTAAATTTATCATCAACATTATTATTTTCTTTTTTATTCATCTTTTCATTAATAATATAATTTATAGGTTTCATATTAATTATAATATCTTTCATTTCTACTTTTTTAATTTTTTTATTTTTTTTTATTTGTTTATTTTTATTTTTAATTAATGTTTGTTTATATTTTTTATCTTTTTTTTTATTTCCACGATCATTTACATTAGTTATATCAATATAATCTAATCTTCTTGTTTTATTATTTAAACCGATTTGTATATTTTCATAAAAATTTTTAATTACTAAATAATCATCTTTATTATTTTGTAATATCTTAACTTCTTTAATTTTATAAATAAAGAATAATACTGAAGTTAAATAAATATATGATTCTTTTTCTAATTTTGTTAAATTATGAGTTTGAAATAATTTAAAAATGCAACCAACTTGTTTAAAAACATTTTGATTAAATTTACTTGATGATAATATTGTATTCCAAAATATTTGTGATATATTTTTAAAATTTTTATTTGATTTTTCATGATGATATAAACTTATTTGATATGGATAATCAATTAAAAATGTACTTTGACATTCAATAACCATAATTTTACCAAAAACATCAAAAAACTCATTTAAAACTTCAGTAGAGGTCAAAGTAAAAGTAATTTTATGATTTATCATTTTATTTAGTAATAATTTGAATCTTTTAAATAAAACTAATATAAATCTTTGATCTATATATTTGTAAGAATTTTGATTACTATAACTTTGTTTAATGAAATATGAAATATGTTTATTTTTTGTATTAATCATATTTTTAATTATGAATATTATATGATTTTGTAATTCTAATAAATTTCTCATTTTTATTTTATTTATTTTTTTTTCTTTTAATTTTTTTTCTATTTTTTTAAAATAATTATAACTTTTTATTATCAATAGTGGTAATTCTGGATTTATTACATGAATATATTGAAAATATACGAGAAATATAATATTCCAAAAATCATTAAAATATCCTGAACAAAATATTTCAAAACCAAAATATAAAGAATTATAATAATTCCTAGATATTAATGATTTTTCAAATGATTTTAGTAAATAAATTTTTTTATAACCAGATATTGATTTACTTGAATAACTTTTTCTATCAGAATTTATAATAAAAATTTGTTTCATCAAATAATATATATTTTAATATTTTTAATATTTTAATTGGATTTTATTAAATACTTTTCAATATCTAGTTTATAATTATTTAAAATTTAATAAGAATGACATTTATATCAATGAATTATTTAATATTTGATACAGAAACTACTGGATTACCTATCAAAAATGATTTTTCATTAATTAATATGATAGAATTGGGTTATATTATATTTAATGAGAAATACGAAATTGTAAAAGAGAGTAATAATTTAATTAAAGGAAAATATGAAGTTCCAGAATTTATAACAAATTTAACTGGTATTACTAAAGAAAAAATAAATGAAGATGGTAATGATATTAATATAGTTTTTAAAGAGTTTTTTGATGATATTCGAAATGTTGAATATATTTTAGCACATAATAATCGATTTGATTTAGGAATTCTTAGAAAAGAAATTGAAAGATTGAATATTAATTATTATTATGATGATTTAATTATGAAAAAAATTAATTTAGATACTATACAAATTTTTAAAAAATATATAGATAAAAAAGAAATTCAAAATTATAAATTGCAAACAATTTTTAATCATTTTCATCCAGATGAAAAGATTATTCAAACTCATAGAGCTATAGATGATTGTCATATGGTTCATAAAAGTTTATTATATATGAAAAATAATAATAATTTTTGTATGAATGAATATTTTCTTAATAAACCATTGACATTTGGAAAATTTAAAAAAAAACATAATATAAAATCTTTATATAAATATGAACAAAATTATTTCCAATTTTTATTCAAAAATGTTTATAAAAAAGTAAATTATGTCAAATTTCTTAAATATTTATAATATAGTTTATTTTTATTTAAATAAAAATTTAATTAAAAATATAATATTACAATAACATATAAAAAAAAATGTCTAATCCTAGAATTATTTTCGGAGTATCTTCATCACAAATATATAAAGATGAAAATACCAGTGATTTAGTCTTAATGAATAATACCGCTGCGGTTATGAATATTGGTTCAAATGAAAATGTGGGAATTGGTAAAGTATCTTCTTCTACACATAAATTAGATATTGATGGTTCAATGGGTATTGCTGGTCATATTATCCCATCAGCAACAAGTGCATACGATTTAGGTTCTACCACCAATCGATTTAATGATTTATATTTAGATGGTGATAGTATTTTTATTGGTGATTCTGTAATTAATGATGTATCAGGAGTTTTATCTGTATCAGGAACTATGCAAATTAATGCTTTAAATGTAACAGGTAATGCTGATATTGATGGTACTTTAGATGTAGCTGATACAGCAACTTTAAATGCTTTAAATGTAACAAATAATGTAGATTTTGATGGAACTTTAGATGTAGCTGGAAACGCACAAGTTGGTTCATTAAATACAACCGCTAATGCAGATATTGGTGCTAATTTAGATGTAGTAGGAACAGCAACTGTTGGTGGTATTTTTACAGCAACAGGAGCAATTGATGCAAATAGTACATCAAACTTCCAAGGAGCTATGGTTTTACAATCAACCATAAATGTAGCAAATTCAGCTACTGCTCAATCATTAGTTGTAACTGCTAATGCTGATATTGATGGAACTTTAGATGTTCTAGGAAACGCACAAGTTGGTTCATTAAATACAACTGCTAATGCAGATATTGGTGCTAATTTAGATGTAGTAGGAACAGCAACTGTTGGCGGTATTTTTACAGCAACAGGAGCAATTGATGCAAATAGTACATCAAACTTCCAAGGAGCTATGGTTTTACAATCAACTATAGATGTAGCACAAAACGCAAAAGTTGGTTCATTAAATGTAACAGCAGCTGCTGATATTGATGGAACTTTAGATGTTCTAGGAAACGCACAAGTTGGTTCATTAAATACAACCGCTGATGCTGATATTGGTGCTAATTTAGGTGTAGTAGGAACAGCAACCGTAAACGCATTATATGTAACTAATGATGCTGATTTAGATGGTGGTTTAAATGTAGCAGGTTTAGCTGAATTTCAAGCCAACTTAGCTGTTGATACTGATACTTTATTTGTAAATGCTTCAACTGATCGTGTTGGTATTAATAATGCTGCACCAGAAGTAACTTTACACTTAACTGGTACAGATGGTTTAGTAATCCCAGTAGGTTCTACACTCCAAAGAACTGATGTAATGGGTGCTATTCGTTATAATACAGATAATGCAACTTTCGAAGGTTATAAAGGAACATGGGGTTCTTTAGGTGGTGTCATTGATGTTGATCAAGATACAAAAATTATTGCTGAAGATTCAGCAGGTGCTGATAATGATCAATTAAGATTTTTTACAGCAGGTTCAGAAAGAATGATTGTTAATGCTGATGGTTCAGTTGGTATTGGTGTCACTTCAAGTGGAGCATACAAATTAGAATTAGAAGGTAAATTAGGTGTTGGTGGTGATATTTTACCAAAAGCAAATGAGACTTATGATTTAGGTTCAAATGAAATGAGATTTAAAGATTTATATTTATCTGGTTCATCAATTGTCATTGGAGATTCAGAAATTACAGATAATTCAGGTATATTAACCACTCAAAATTTAAAAATTACAGGAGCTTCAGAATTTATTGGTGCAGCAACTATTCGTGGTATTTTAACAGCAGAAGCTGATGTAGATATTAATGCTAATGCTGACATTCAAGGAACAGGCACGATGAATGCTTTAAGTGTAACAAATAATGCTGATATTGATGGAACTTTAAATGTTTCATTAGCTTCTACTTTACAATCTACTTTAACAGTTGGTGGTAACGCTGACTTAGATGGAACTTTAAATGTTTCTGGTAAAGCAGATTTCCAAGATGATTTAGTTGTTGATACTAATAAATTCGTTGTCGATCAATCATCTGGTTTTGTTGGTATTGGTAAAGCAGTCCCAGCAGCAGATTTAGATATTTATAAAGCAACAGGTGCTGCTAATTTAAATGTAGAAACAGCAGTAGGAGCAGCTTCTTTAAGTTTAAAAGCAAGCACTATGTCTAATGTTACTTTCGCTGATGCTGAAGATAATGATGTTGGTCGTATTCAATATTCTCATACTGATAATTCAATGAAATTCAGAACTAATGATGTAGAAAGAGTTTATATTGATAATGCAGGTAATATGGGTATAGGTGTAGCAGTTCCAGAAGCACAATTAGATGTTGCTTCAACTTCAAAATTCGGAGGTAATATGGATGTAAACGCAGAATTAGATGTATCAAGTCTCGCACAAGTTGGTTCATTAAATGTATCAGCCAATGCTGATATTATTGGTAATTTAGATATATCTGGAACAGCAAATTTCCGAAATACATTAACAGTTGGCGGTATTGTTGATATTAATAATGCTATGGATGTACTTGGGGCAGCTACATTTCAAGATGATTTATCAGTTGGTACTGATAAATTCGTTGTCGATCAATCACAAGGTTTTGTTGGTATTGGTAAAGCAGTCCCAGCAGCAGATTTAGATATGTATAAAGCAACTGGAAATCAAAATGTAGATATTGTATCTGGTGATGCAAGTACAACTTTAAAATTACAAGCTTTTAATACCGGTAATTCAACTATTAAATTTGCAGATAATGATGCACATAATGCTGGTAGAATTCAATATTCTCATGGAAATAATAAAATGACTTTAGATACTAATGCAACATTAGCAGTCAGTATTGATAATGCACAAAAAGTATCTATGACAGGTGCTTTAGATGTAGCAGGTCTTTCTACTTTTGGAGCTCTTATGGATGTAAATGCAGATTTAGATGTATCAGGAAACGCACAAGTTGGTTCATTAAATACAACTGCTAATGCTGATATCGGAGCTAATTTAGATGTAGTAGGAACAGCAACTGTTGGAGGTATTTTTACAGCAACAGGGGCAATTGATGCAAATAGTACATCAAACTTCGAAGGAGCTATGGTTTTACAATCAACTATAGATGTAGCACAAAACGCACAAGTTGGTTCATTAAATTGTACTGCTAATGCTGATATTGATGGAACTTTAGATGTTCTAGGAAACGCACAAGTTGGTTCATTAAATTGTACTGCTAATGCTGATATTGATGGAACTTTAGATGT